CCTGGACAAACTGGCGACCGTCATGGTTCTGCTCGATATGCTTCCCCATGAGAAGCAAAACAACGCTTTCAAAAAGAGGATGTGGGCCGGGTACCTCGAAAAATTTCCTGAACTATTCGAAAAGACCCAGGAGCGTATTTCGAAGGTCGAGGCGCGGATTGATGGATTTTACGCCGGGGACGTATATGATCACTTCCAGCAGCACGATACTCCCGACGCGGTTTTTATGTGCTATGCCCCGACCTACGCCGGGGGATACGAACGGCTCTATAAACGCCTTGAGCAAATCTTCGAGTGGGACGAACCAACCTACTCTATGCTCGATAACGATGCGCGGGATCGCCTATTCTCCTGGATGCGAGAACGCCGGTATGTTTGGTACGACGACCGTCTGATCGAGGGCGTTACCCCGATCATGCTTCAAAAGTCTGGCCGGGCCAAGACCGTCTATATCTATTCAAACCTCAACCAACGGCCCATCTACCTGGTAGACAACATCCCGCCAGGTCTGCCCAAAATCCCCCTTGCAACTGAAAAAACTGTCATCACAGAAAACTCTCATATCGAATTGAAACAAATCAAAACCTCTGACCTCGCCCGGTTCAAAAACGCCTTCCTCGGTAAAAACATCGTCTTTTCTCAGGGTGGGTGGGCTTTCTGCGTGGTGGTGGACTGCGTTACAGTCGGCTTCCTGGAGTTTTCCAGGGGAAAGTATAAGGCTGACGAGCTTTACATCAACTCCGATTTTGCGATCCCCGGTACCCGGTACAAACGGCTTTCAAAGCTCATGGTGATGCTGGCTGTTTGCGGGGAAACTCGTCGCACGATGGAGAAGATCAACCAGCTACGCCTGAACACAGTTTGCACAACAGCATTCACTGAAAGGCCCGTAAGCATGAAATACCGGGGCATCATGGAACTCATCAAGCGAGGGAAGGGCGCTGACGGGAAATCCTTCCTGAACTATGAGGCCAAATTCAACACTTCAACATGGAAAGAGGTTTTATCCGAATGGGTGAAGAAACACGCATCAGCGAACTCTTAGAAGAGCTAAACAAGCATCTTAATGGCATTACTCCTTACAAGCTGGCACTGGTGGACCCTGCTGCAATTCAACCGGTGGAGAAGAACGCCCATTTCATGCCTAAAAAGACGTTCGACCAGCTTGTCTCGAACATCAAGGCCGACAAAAACCTTTCGACGCTGCCGTTTTGCTGGAGGGACCCGAAAGGCGTCTACATTGTTCTCTCTGGAAATCATCGTGTTATGGCCGCGAAAGAGGCCGGGATCAAGTCTATCTTAGTCCTTTACACCGATGAAGCCCTATCAAAGTCAGAGCAAATCAGCATTCAACTTTCCCACAATGCTTTGGTGGGTCAGGATAACCCGACGCTGCTGCTTGAGCTGTGGAATGAGATCGACACCCTCCAACTCAAGATGTATTCTGGCCTGGATGACAATCTTCTCAAGACCCTTGTGCCGGTGAACATTATCCGCCTCAACGAGGAACCGCTCCGCCTTGAAGAACTAAAAATCCTCTTCATCCCCGCCGAAATTGCCAGGATGGAAGAGATCGCCAAGAAAATCGGCCCCATATCGCGCAAACGTTTCGTGGCGATGGCCCAGGAATTTGATCCATTTTTCGAAGCTCTGCTGAAGCTCAAGGAGGCTCAGGGCATCGTCAACACCGCAACGGCTTTTATGCTGATTGCCGACATCGTGGAAGAGTGGATCGCCGCCCGCCCCCAGGAGGCGGAAGCCGCGAAAACTGAACACAATGGAGTTGAAAAAAATGCCGGTAACGTCTAAAAAGCGCCTGGAGATAGAAGAACGCAGAAAAAGCGTGGCCTTGAATGTTGTGGCCGGGATGACCTACCGTGATATTGCTGAGGGCCTCAAGGTGTCGATAGGAACCATCTCAAGCGATATGAAGGTAATCCTTAAGAGGCTCCAGGCCGAACAACTCAAAGAGGCATCCGAAATAGTCTTGATCGAAATTCGACGTATTGACGTTGCCCTGAATGCGATCTTTGATAAGGTGAGGGGAGGGGATTTGAGCGCAATTGACACCATGATCAAGCTACAATCCCAACGAGCAAAGTACCTGGGGCTGTTCGCCCCTGAACAATTGGAAGTGTTTGGGAAGAAGGGGCGGCCCATTGAAACCCAAGACATCGGCGCGATCCGTGACAAACGCTGGGCTGACGCAGTCGCCGCAATAGCTGAAGCGATGGTAGGAACAACCGAAGCGATGGACAATGACCCAAAACCACCGGAAGGATCATAGCAACCTTCAAATCCCGCAACTTTCCCCCGTTGCGACCTTCCTCATAAACTACCTTGACCTCCCTGAAGCGACCGGAGACCCCGCCGCCAGATGGGAGGCTTTTCAAGTTAAGCACCTCAATAACACCTCACTACTCGCAATAGAGCTAAAATCCCGCCAGGTGGGTTGGTCATGGCTGGCTGCTGCTGAAAGCGTTGCCATAGGCGCGATGGAGAAACGCGCTACCTCGATCTTTGTTTCGATCAACCAGGATGAAGCTGGCGAAAAAGTGCGCTACGCAAAGCAAATCATTGAAAGCCTTGATCCAGATGTAAGGCCAAAGCTGATCACTGACAACCGGTTCGAGCTTGAGTTCGAGAATGGATCGCGCATGATCTCCCATCCTTGCCGCCCGGTGCGTGGCAAGGCAAAGGCGCGGGTCTACCTGGACGAGTTTGCCCATTACCCAAACGACCGGGAAATCTACCAGTCGGCCCTCCCCGTCATCTCGAAGGGCGGCATGATCCGTATTGGTTCATCGCCCCTCGGCGCTCATGGATTATTTTGGGAAATCTTCACGCAATCCATGAGGCCGTTCCCTGGCTACATGAGGAATGCAATCCCCTGGTGGGCGGTCAAGGCCATGTGCAAGGACACCTGCCTTGCTGTTATTCTCGCCCCAACCATGCCCACTGAAGAGCGCGTCTATGCGTTCGGGACCCCGCGACTTATCGAAATTTTTGAAAACATGCTCCTGCCCGACTTCCAGCAGGAATACGAAGTTTGCTGGGTGGATGAAAGCGTAGCCTGGATTGATTGGGACCTGATCAAGCGCAACCAGGTGGCCGACCAGCAGGGACACCTTTTGCACTTCCGCGCCAAGTCCATCGAAGAGGCATTCCAGGCAATAGACGACCTGGCCCAGGCGTGCAGGGATGCTCGCGTAGAGCTTACATTCTGTGGCGGCATGGACATCGGGCGCACCCACGACACCACCGAGATCATTTTGCTGGGTAAAAACATGACCGGGACGCTGCCCTACCGTCTCGGTATCACCCTGGACCGGATAGAGTTTGACGACCAGGAAGCCGTAGTGTCCTACATGCTGAACACGCTGCCGATCACACTCTTGCTGATTGACAAAACCGGGATTGGGATGCAGTTGGCCGAAAACATGAACAAACTCCACGGAGACAAGGCCCAGGGCGTTTACTTCGATAGCACACTCAAGAACCTGTGGGCTGTGGAGGCAAAGCTCCGCTTCCAACGTGGAGAAGTGCCGATCCCGCTTGACCGTGACCTTGCCTATCAGATCCACTCGATCAAGAGGATGATCTCTTCTTCGAAAAATTCAGTTTACGACACTTCAGCCAATGAAAAACACCACGCCGACCAGTTTTGGGCGTTGGCCCTGGCTATTTGGGCGGCAAAGGGAGACACACTCCAGGCGCTCGAAGTGTCCTCAAGCCCGCTTTCAAATTACAGAGGATAAAATGGCAACGACTGACCCAATATTACAAGCGCTTATTGACAACCTCACTGAAGAGGTAAAACAAGTTCTCCCCCTGATCGCGCAAAATGGAGGTTATGGGATTATGAATATAACCTATAAGGAGGGCGCCATCTACGAGGTGGCCGTGACGTTGACAAAGCGGGGAAAGTCGAAGAAGGCTGATGCTCTCAAGTCAACTCTCTAACACGTTATAATCTTGTTGCCTGACTGAGGCATGAACCCGAGGCGCTTTTTAAGCGCTTCGGGCTTTTTAATTCTTTTCTGGAGGAAAATCTCATGAAGTCGTATCGTTCTCACCTTGTTATGACGGTCTTGATCGTTGCCGTCGCTTTGTTCGTATCAACTGCGATGAACACCCATGCTCAATCCGACACGCCGCAGCAAACCTATAAAATCCAGGTGGTGCAGCCCACCCCCAACCAGGATGAAGATGGTCTCTCCTTGCTCGTTGCCCAATGGTCCGGCCTGGCCGGGTTCGGTGCCCTGGTGGCCCTGCTGATCAACGTAGGGAAAGCATTGGGCTTCATCAAGGATGGTCAGGCGAAAAACTGGAGCGCTGGCATCAATATGCTGGGGATGGCATTCTTGCTCTTTATCGGGATCATAAAGCCCGATCTGAACATCAAGGGGGTTGATGCAGCGGTGAACCAATTCGTAAACGTGGCCGCCGTTGTCATAGGGTACATG